ATGCGCTACGGCTACGCTTGCATTAACATGACTTTGCAAAAGAACCACAAGATTACAACCAACAGATCTATGATTAAGCGTACATTCGCTGCCAAAGGCATCGACTACGCTTCAGAGCTAGCTGTTAAAAATACAGAAGATCTTGTAAAAGTTATTCAGTGGAACAATCGCAACGGATTCAAGCTGTTTCGAATGTCTTCAAAGATATTTCCTTGGGCATCTGAGTATCGCCTAGAGGATCTACCTGACTTTGCCGAGATCAGGTCTAATCTTGAGCTAGCAGGCAAAGAAGCTATGGATAACGGCCAGCGCCTTTCTTTCCATCCTGGCCCGTTCAATATTCTTACTTCGCCACATGAAAAAGTGGTCCAGTCATCTTACACAGACTTACGCATTCACGGTGAAACAATGGACTTAATGGGTCTTCCAAGAAATCACTGGGCTAAGATTAATATTCATATTGGCGCCTCATATGGTGACCACCAATCTGCTACAGATCGTTGGTGTAAAAACTTTGAAGGGCTTCCAGACTCTGTCAAGTCTCGACTAACGGTTGAAAACGATGACAAGGAGTCGCTGTACGGCGTGTCACATTTACACGAGCTGGTTTACGCACGAACAGGTGTACCGATCGTATTTGACTACCACCATCACAGATTTGTTGACGGTGGCCTTTCTGAGAAACAAGCTTTGCAACTTGCAGTGTCCACTTGGCCTGACGGCATCAAGCCCACAACACACTATTCAGACTCTCGTGCGATTGAAATGAGCAACGAAAAGATAAAGCCTCAGGCGCATTCTGACTATATCTTTAATTTTGTCGACCCACACGGCCTGGACATTGACATTATGTTCGAGGCGAAAGCAAAAGAGTTAGCAGTTATAAGATACATGGAAAATCTATGCCAGGATGACGACGTTAAATCCTGTTATACTTTAGACAAGTAATGAATATAATCATATCAATTAAGGCAAAACATGGCACAGAATAAAAAGAGATTTAAGCGCCCTATTGGCAAAGCTAAGAAAACAGGTGAGACTGAGGCTTGGCCCTGGGAGAGAACGACAGGTTTTTGTCAATCTGATTCGCACCCTTGGCATGTCTGTTTAGCATTTGCTGAGCAGAAAGAAGCTGCGGTTCACACTATGTTCACGTATCGCACCCGACAAGGTGCGTATGACAAATCCAAAGAGTTGAACAAGATTTATAAAAGCTCAAACAGGACAATAACTTACGTAAGAAACTGGAAAACGGGAGAAGAGATAGAAACTCGATGATACTTATTTGTTGTGCGGAGAGTTGACCGAGCGGTCGAAGGTGGTCGCCTGGAACGCGGCTGTGGGGCAACCCACCGAGGGTTCGAATCCCTCACTCTCCTCCATTTTTTTAAGGGGCGTCATGCGTAATTTTTTATCTCTTTCTCTCGTTTTCCTCTTTCTTGCATCTTGCAATTCGCACAATCAAGAAACTATTTGTGATAGCCCTGAGCTGATTCAAAAATCTGCGTTTTCTGAGGCTGCTATTCCAGCTGATACGCTAAATCCTTATGAGCTTCGAGCAAGGTATGCAACAGTAAAGGTCTTTACTCCAGGCAGCGGCAGAGGCTCCGGAACATATGTCATCCACAAAGGAAGATATCTGGTCATTACTGCTGCTCATGTCATTGATGACTCTGAGCGATCTTTTGTGTGGGTTGTGACTCCTGACGGCGAGAGAAAGAAAGCGTGGATAGTTTACTTTGATAGAGCAGAAGATCTAGCTGTTCTTGCAGTCAAGAAACTTGATTCAATTTTAGCAATGCCACTTAAGGTTAACAGGTCCCTTCCTGAGATCGGCGAGACACTAGTATATTCAGGCTATCCGGGACATCATGATCTTTTAACACTTAGAGGTGACGTTGCAGGAATCGAAAAGATTTCCAATGGAAGAACAAAAATAACGGTACACACGTACGGATGGCCAGGCGCTTCAGGATCTGGATTCTTTGATCAAAAGGGAAATATGGTAGGAGTTCTGGTTGCGTTACCCGTAGGTAGGGGTTACGTACCACAGCTTTTAGAGGCAATAGTTTTTGCTACACCAATATCACTTCTTGACTTTGATAAGCTGGATGAGAATCTATGTGCCGAGCAAGGTTGGATGCAGCCTGAATGGTGCCCAACTAATAAGTAAGTTACCTGCAAATCTCATCAAACATCGTTTGCAACTGAGTGAAAACCGTGTTAGGGTCAGAAGCTGCGGAGTGCAAGTCGCCCAAGTCCCTTACGATTTGATCAAACGTGTTAAAGTGTTCTTGTAAAGAGAAAACGTAGATACCGAACTCTCCGTCTCTAACAGCATCAGCCGCAGCAACCTCAGTGTTCCTTGGATCCATATAAGATTGACCAGCCTCATCTGTCATTAGCACAATAATCTTTTGAGAGTTTTCTGAGAAGCTAAATGATATGTCACCGTTGCAAATACCAACCACAGCATCATAAGAAGGTTCTAGCCCACCAGAGTTTGGCATGTAAACTGTTTCTATTGTCTGTAAGTGTCGCAAAAACTCATCTCTAGGAACTAGATCTGTAACCTTTATCAGGTGTAAATACCCACTGTCTGGATCGCGGTCTGGTTCTCTCATTCCAATCACCACAAGACCAAACTTAAAACCGCCTGTAATGGGATCTGATAACAGAGGTGTAATACCACCAATCATTGAGCTGATCTCATCACTAAACGACCCTGACACATCCACAACAAAAACTATTTCTGCTGGTCGCTCTTCAAAGCCTTCGTCAATTTGGCCGTCACAGTTGTTGTCAATCCCATCGCATCTTTCTTCTTCTGGAAGAACTTGCCCTTCGCAGTGAGACATGACAGAGTCCGTACAATATGAGATTCCAGCTCTGCAGATTCCAACTCGCATCGTGCCCGCAGGACCATCATAACAAACCACCGCAGTTTGATTGACAATGTGTTCATCAATTTCGCCGCTGCAATTGTTATCAATGCCATCACAAACTTCTTCTGCTGGTCCAACGTGCCCTTCGCAAGACAGCGCGCCTTCATTGCATTCATAAACACCTGGCTGACAGATTCCTTCGCTATAATTTACGCCTTCAATAAATCCGCACAGCTGGTTTTTCTCTGGATAGTTATCATCGATTGCTCCGTTGCAATCATTGTCGATGCCATCACAGACTTCTTCTTCTGGGCCTTGTGCACCAATGCATTCACCCCAACCATCAAACGTACAGTGTTGTTGCCCGTAGGTGCAAATACCATTCCTTGTTAAGCTAGAAAGGTTCTCAACAGTCTCGCCGTTCTCATCACAGGCCCTGACTTCACCCGGAGAGCATTCCAAGGAAACTAGTGTGTCGTCATCAGGACACCCAGTAATCATTATCGCTAAGATTCCAAGAAGGTACTTATTCATTGTTTGTACCTCTCAATGCAAGTTTTTTGATCTTTGAATATTAAGATAGTCAAAACGCTGCTGTTAAGTAGCCTGAATCGAATAGATTCAAATGGGCTAACGATATCATCGTGACTCGCAACTAGCACAAACGGCGCTGCTTGACTCGTGGTGCCAGGAAAAGAAAAGGCAAGCAACAGATCATTCTCAGTTGATTCTACTATGCCTTTGATCGAGCCTCTTTTCTCACGATCAGGTAGTCCAATGTGTATGTTAGAGAAAGATCCGCGCTTTAAGTAGACGTCGTTCTCGAAGTACACGTTCCACGCGCAGCTTTTGTTTTGGCCTGCCATGTAATACGTCTGACCTTCAGCAAAAACTATTTTCTGTGAACTTGATATGAAATAGTACGTCGCACACGCAGCTACAAGCAGCGCGAGCAGTATTGAAAATCTAGTTTTTTCTCCAACTGTTGCCATCTAGATTTTTTTGCCCTTCTACAGTGATAAAAGGCATCTTCATCACGTTATTAAATATTTGCTCGTGACTATTAGTAGCATTTTCTATGATATGAATTTGCTTTTTTTCTTTGGATTTTTCACCTGTGTACTGCCAAGAGGTACCGTTTTTGGTCCATGCTTGTGTTTCTGAGACCCTTTGGTCTTTATTTAAAATCATTAGAGAAATGGAGATAGCGACTACAGCCACTACAGAATTCTTAAAGAGTTTCATTGAAATTACTCCGCACAAAGCTCGTTTAATTTTTTTTACTGATACGAGCGTTCCTACATATTTAGTAATATGCAAAAAAGCATTAAAAAAATATGGTTTATTTTCCTTCTTCCTCTGCTGCTAGGTATTGCAAGTTGTAATGTAAGTCCGTATAGAATTGACATGCCTACTGACGCATTTGGAATGTTGCGTCACCACATGATGCTGTCTATCTGCAAAGGCAATAAAGGTGGCTGCACAGGTAAGATAACAACCTCGTCGTCCTCAGGCGCATTCTTTGCTAGAAGCAAAAAAGATCCAGATTATAGCTTCTATCTTACAGCAGGCCACTCTTGCGCAGAACCAACATTTCCTAAGTTTCCTGACGGGTCCTACATTAAATACATGGGGTCTAATCTTGAAGTTGTAAACGAAAAGCTTGAGAGAATGCCTGCGACAATTGTAAAGATAGATAAACCTAATGACCTTTGCATTTTAAAAGTAAAGACATCTCATGTCAAGCACATCAGCTACTTAGATATCGCATCTGATCCGGTTCCTCGTGGCGAGAGAATCTATAATATGGCTGCACCCTATGGATATTTTGGCAGGGATACAATTCTTTTGTATGAAGGTTTTTATGTTGGGCGCCCAAGTCGTCACGAATCTGTTTTTACTTTACCTACTCGACCAGGATCTTCAGGTTCTCCGATACTAAACGCTTCTATGGAAATCGTCGGTGTCGTCTATGCAGGAGTTGAGAAACTTGAAACAATGTCAATAGCTTCGCCCCTCGACGCGATTCAAGAGTTAGTCGAAGGTGTTATTGACGACGACAGGGGCGTAGCCAAGTTTTGCCTCCTGGGTTATTGCTTTACGGCATACGTGAGATGAGCGTTGTCAACAGAATAAAAAGCAAGATTAAAGCTTGGAGATGGTCGCATCTTAAAACGCTATGGATGCGTTACGGAATTCCATTTCTCATCATATTCATAGCCTGGGAAATTGTTGAGGATGTTGTGTTCCCTGCTATTTTTTATCTGCTAGGTACACACGTAAACGAAGCTTTCTACCTAGGTATTCCTGCCGCATGGATTCTATGCTTTCATCCTGTTGCAGTTCCAATACTATGGGCAATTTATTGTTATGCAACCAGGAAAAAGCACGTTAAAATAGACTTAGAAGAGGATGATTGCTGTTGAGAAAGTATATTTTTTTATTCGCCCTTTTGAGTTCTTGCAACGCTGCTCATCAAATAGAGACCGCGGATAGCGAACCTGTATTTGCTGAGCAAACCATAAGTTATGCACACCCATCCGAAGAAGACGTAGAGATACTATATTTTCACGCTTCTTCAGTGCTAGGCCATCTAAACTCTGAACAGCTGACAAACGTTAGCATTATCTTAGAGGTGGCAGAACAGCAAAAATTTGATAAGTACATGATGCTCACTATCGCGTTTAAAGAAACTTCTTTCTACGCAAATTTGACTTCAAACACTGGTGATTATGGGTTATTCCAGATAAATGCTAAGTGGTGGTACAAGTTTTTAGGATACACATCAAAGAAAGACTTTGTTCAACACAACATGGATCCAAAGATCAGCGCGCAAAATGCTGTCAAAGTTATAAAAGATTTAATGCGCTATAAAACTTGCAAGGGTGAAGATATCTTTGCGTGTTACAATGGCGGCCCAGGATGGCGAAAATCCAAAAATAGAGCAGTCATAGAGCGTTATAAGCGCTCATCGCTTAGAATTAAGCGTCTCGTCACTGACAAATACGATGAGTGGATATCTCGAAGATAATCCAAAGTTTAACGTCGGTGACTTAGTTGTCATCGATAAGAAACTCTACAAGTCATTAACTTCTAGAAATTTTCCAAACGGGGCTCCAGTTTTTGCGCTTGTGATTGCTCGAAGGGCTCACGTAGATATTCAGAGTCATGTTGTTCCCGCCTCAGGAAATCGATTTTTTGATTACAAAATTTTACTAAGCGGGGAAGTTTATTGGGTATACGAAGATGAGATCAGCGAGATCGGATTCTTGTAATACAAATCTCAGTTTTAGTGTATAAATAACCTGTCGCAAAACGATAGGATCTACATGTCGCATCAAACCACTAATAACCTTCGCTTGTTAGGCATCGGCATTATTTTATGCTCGTTTGTTGTACCTGGCCCGCAAATCGATAGCCTTGCTAATTTGGCTATGATTGGTCTCCTCGCTGATTGGGCATACAGAATCGTTTCTGACACTAAAAAATAAACAAAGCACTAGGTGCGCATTATATAGAATGCCATACAACACTTAGGAGTCAAATGAAAAACAAAAGCAAGTGGAAGAAATTTAAAGACACTATTACAATCAACGGTCAGGAGATGTCTGTGATAAAATATAGATGCCTTAGCGGTTGCGGATGCGTGCAAACTAAAGTGCCAGACAGAACTAAAACGTGCCCAGGATGTGATGTTAATAATAGTAGGCGCAGAGAAGCCGAAGAAGCATCGTCAGCTCGCGTCAAAGGAGGTCTTCCAAAACGCAAAGGTGGAAACTTTAAAGAAGTCGACACAGAAGGCGGCACACCCTATAATCCCCCTAGCACAATGAAGAAAATGTGAGAAAATAATTGGGCTTTCGAGTAATAAAAGAGTCAGGCAAAGAAGATAAGGTTAAAACGAATCGACTTAAGCGGCAGTTGCGAAAATCCTGTGACAAGATCACAAAGACAATCACAGAAGAAGTTGAAAAGTTTCGCGAGATGGCAAATACCGAACAGCTAGAAGATGCTTTCTGGATGCACGCTGCACACCGCGCTATGCTTTATATCGACGCCAAAAGCGAAGATAGTTTTTTAGCGGCTGAGTTAGGTGATTTATTTGCCCTGGGCGACTTTGACTCTCCAGAGAAATTCAACACACACATTGACATTGATCGCCTTGACAAAGCAAAAGAAAAAGAACGTCTAAAACAACTAAAGAAGAATAAATGAAAAGTGCAAAATCACCTGCATCTGGAGACTTAGTGTCTGTGCTAATATCTGAGCGCAACCCTTTGACAGGAGAGCTTGAGCATGCTTGGAAGTCAGGTATACTACTAGAAACACTTGACAATATTGAATTTGATTCTCTGCTCTGGGTAGAAGTGCTTGTTGACGGAGAAAAGGTAATAACAACACCTGATAAAATTGAACTTGTTTCATGAAAGGAATAAAAATGGAAAATCAGTTTGAAGATACAGTGAAAGAGTTTATGACTCGCCTGACCACGATTGAGTCTGAAATGGACACGCTTCGCGATGATCGCAAGGAGTTGATCGAGGAATTTAAGACAAGGCTCGACACTAAGGCGCTCAAGGCTGCGCTAAGTATTTACAAGATTCGCTTAAGAAATGTTGATTCTACAAATACGATCGAGCAGATGCTTGATATACTAGAGGCATAATATTGAAGCCCGGAGACTTAGCGTGGATTCTAGACGATGAACTACCAGAGGATTTCGGGTTTATAGGTGTGGTGTTGGAGATGCCTAAGTGGAGAGAGGATGACTATGAGCACATGTGCTATAAGCTTCTCTCTGACGGAGAGGTTTACTACATTGAACCGGAGTTAGTAGCCCCCTATGAAGAATATGAAGAAGTACGATAAACTAGTTCGTGATAAGATTCCAGCAATTATTAGAGAGTCTGGTGCCACTTGCAAAGTCAGGACTATTAAGCCTGACGAGATCGAGACCTACTATCGCAGAAAAATCCAAGAAGAGCTTGATGAGCTTTTTGAGAACCCTTGCGCAGAAGAAATGGCTGACGTAATGGAAGTAGTAGACTCTTTGAGAACCGTGCTTAACTTAAGTATTGAGAAAGTGATCGATGCCAAGTGTGCCAAGAGAAACGATCGAGGTGCGTTCAAGAATGGCACCATCTTAGTACACGTAGATTAGTAATATCTCTTGTTGAGTGCATAAATATATTGTAGGCCTAGGAGCTTTGTGATGAGTTTGCATCTCGACGGAGATTTACCTAAAATCGAAGAAAAGAAAGGTCTGGTCGAAAAGTTCGTCAGCCATTGCTGCAAAATGCTGGGCATCGACAACGACTATGATGTGCATATCGTCGATGACAGAGATGCACACGAAATTAGAACTACAGCTTACTACGATCCAAACAACGAGATTATAAAAGTCTACGGTAAGGATCGAGCACTTCCCGATGTACTCAGGTCTATTGCTCACGAACTAGTTCACGCTAAGCAGCATGTCAAAGGTGAGTTTGAAGAGCATCCACGTCAAGATATCGGAGGCTACCTGGAAGATGATGCAAACGCACGTGCAGGTTCTCTTCTCAAAGGGTTTGGGCTGAGCAGAGAAGACGATGATGTCTATGAAGTTCGCCGGCAGTTTGAGAACCTTGTCGTAGAATCTGTGATGCTGCAGGTCTCTACAGGCCAGAAATCTTTAAGTGAAATCAAAGAATCAACCCGTGAGATCGTCAGGGAAGCTTTAACAGCAGGTGCAGTCAGTGCCATTGAAAGCCTCAAGCTGGCTAACTTCGGTAAAGTATCTCAGGCTGACATAGCAAGCGGGAACGCTGTTCACATCCCAGTAATACAAGCCCTCCAGCAAGGCTTGAAAGATATGGGATTCGATCCCGGCAAGATAGATGGAATTTTTGATGCCGCGACAGAAAAAGCTGTAAGAAGCTTCCAGGGCAAAAACAACATTAAACAGACAGGCACTACGACTAAAGAAACCTGGGAAGCGCTTTTAAAAGCGAACGAAGACGGCAAGATCAAGTCAAACGTTGGCGTTCAGCGCCTGAGGAAGCCTGAAAAGAAAACAGCAGTCGCCGCAGGAAAAGTAAATTCAGATTCTGCTAAGCGCGCTCAAGAACTCTCGAAAGATACAGGTATTCCCGCTGAGGTTATTTACGCGATTGAGATGAGAGAATCCTTCGGTGACCCAAGCGCTTTCGCTTACAACGCCCACATTTCTCGAAATCCTAAGTACAGTGCGATATCTGGGCACACGCTTTCATCTTCTGCAATCCGCAAGCTTCCTTCTGGTAGATCTTACTACGGCAGTAATGCGAAGAAGCAGTTTAACAGAGCATACAAAGTTGACCCAGTTGCAGCGATCGCAGGCGGTGCGTGGGGTTTGTATCAAGTGCTTGGAGCTTTCTCACTCCTAGATCACGACGGTGACCCAGAGAAATTCTTGGCTGCTTGGAATTCAAACCCAGAAGAACACTCTAAAACAGCATTTAAGCGCTGGGTCGATAGAAATCCTAAGGCTGTGGAAGCAATGAAGTCAGGCGACACGCCTGCTTGGGTAAGAAGGTATTACGGAGCAGCAAGCTCAGATTACATCAACCACGTCACAAAAAACATGGCAAGATACAACAGGGCGTATCGAGCAACGTCATGAACAACCTGCAAGAGAATAAGCTTCGTGAACTGATAAGAGAAGCTCTGTCGGTTTACGGTGCACGCAGGTTTGCAAACACCCTCGGCGGCTACGGAAGAATGTTCAAGCTAGGGGTGGATTACAAGAATGCTTCCACCAATATTCCGCAGGTACGTGTAGGCTCTGTTGAGAGATACCCAGAGATACCTGTTAAAGTCCTGATCATGTCTAACTGGAACGGCCAAGCGCTTTATGATGAGTTGTTTAAGACAGGATTCTTTAGTGACCGAGTCAACATGCAACCAGATAGATACATCGCTAAGAACGGTGACTTGCTCGTTTACGGCCACGCGGTGACCGGAGACGGAATTAAGGCTGAAGTCCCCTATTTGGTCAAGACTGAAGTTGAGAAGGCTGTAGCGCGCCTAGCAAGCAAAAATCCAGACGCTAAGTACAAAGTAAGAGCGGAGCTAATAAATTGATCAATACGCTTCTCACTTGCTTCTACATCTGTACTCAAGCGCTAGCAATATTGCTTTTCATCCATCAAGTCAGAGCTGTTGCTAAATCTGTGACGGCGGATGCGATCTCTGTTCCTGCTTACTGCGTTTTCACAATGAGCGCTTTCGCATCTGTTTTATACACACTTATTGTCGTTCATGACTTAGTGCTAACAGCAGTTGTAACGTCTTACTTTATCGGCAACATGATCATTTTGTACCTTGCTTATTTTAAGCAGAAAAAACTTGGGAGCAAAGAGAATGTTTGAAGAGGGCGAAATAGGGCTTTACATCATCTCAGCAATAACAACTGCGATAATCGCTTCAACTGTTTACTGCGGGTAAAGCTATGAAGAAATTTATCACACCTGAAATTGAACACATGATTCGTTTAGAAGTAGAATCAAAACTGCGCAATCTATTACCACAAATAGTCAGGCCGCTTGTTAGGAAAATTCTACATGAAAAAGAAGCCCTTGATTTCGAGGATGTCAATTTTTACGACGACTAGCTTAAGTTTAATCGTCCTTGCTTTTATCACATCGTGTCCAGAGCAACCAGTACCAACAGAATATGATGCAGGCAGGATCGTTCGCCTAAGCCCTGCACCTGCCGCACCCTACGACGCTGGCCCAACTTACACGCCCATTCCTTACGATGCAGGTCCGCCAGTAACCTTAGATTCCGTCACTCCCCCAACCGGTCCGGTGCAAGGCGGTGTGAGAATTAGACTGAGAGGCCAAGGGTTCGCCCCTGACTCTGTCGTGATTGTTAATGGCACAGACGCAACAGATATCTTCGTTACAAACAATCGAATTATCACCTTCAGACTGCCGCCAGGACAAGCAGGCACGGCAGAGATAGTAGTTCATAACAGTTTGGGCACAGCTACTACTTCTGACTTTGAGTATATCGACGAGCACGCACCTCAAGTACACCCCAGTCGAGGATCCATCTCAGGGGGAACTTACGTATCAATATTCAAAGAGGGAATCGGAGATGAGAATGCCACAGTTCTTTTTGCAGGGATGATGGCAACAGTTGTCAGCGCTCCTGACGACAACACGCTAAATGTGTACACTCCTCAAGGTATGCGCGGATTCGCAGATATCAGCATCGACGCTAACGGAAATCAGTCAACCATCTCAGGCGGGTTTGAATATTACGATCCGACATTTACTACAGGCGGTGCGCACGGAGGAGTTGTAGACGGAGCTTTCAATGTTAAAGTTCTAACCATAATTCAGGGTGAGAGAGTGCCGATTCCTGAGGCAGTTGTTTGGCTTGGCTTAGATCCGAGCCCAGAGTACGTTAAGCTTACTGATGTTAACGGCTTAGCAACGCTATCAGGTGCTAATGTCTACGGTGCACAAACAGTTTCGATAGCAGCAAACTACTGCGACACAGAGACATACATTGAGATGCCTGCAGAAGATCTTACAGTTTACTTGATGTGCAGTTTTCCGTCTCCACCCGCATCAGGCAGTCCACCACCACAACCTCCGGTAATTTTTCCGAGAATCATGGGCACAGTGACAGGGTTCTCAAAGGCGCTGTTTGACCCATACACGCTAGGCCCGAATGAGAGAGCGTTCGGTTTCATTGATCTCACTCAGCGCAACATCTTTAGCAGAAAGACTCCAAAGGCAACAGCGTGGGAGCAACCTGTACCAGATGGCGGCCGACCTTGCACGTGGTTTACGACAGGTAACTGCATCGTAGTGTACGGCAACGACACGATCTTTGAGGACAATGCAACGTTTGATTTTATCACAGTCCCAGGCAGGTACGCTCTGGTCGCTTTCACTGGTGTTATTAACATCCGGACTCAAGAAGTTAGAGACGTTAGGCAGATGGGTATTACTCGAGGCATTAACGCAGTGTTCGGTGAGACAGTCTCAGATGTTGTCATTAACTTAGAGTACGATTTACAAAGGTCAACCCTGATTACGCTGCCAAACGCACCGTTTCAACCTGATGGTCGAGATGGACCTACGCATTCCAAAGTCTCGTCTTTCTTAGATTTCGGGGGAGAAGGTGTGTATCATCTAAGCACGCAAACAAATGATAGGCCTCACTTGCTGGTTGAGAGCCTTCCCTCTATCTCAGGGCAGCAGATCACCTTCTACGCAGGAACATTCACACGAGAGTGGGATCCGAGCTACGATAACTTGGTGCCCTGTCGCATGCACTCAGATTGTCAACCTGGACAAACTTGCGCTGAGGGAGAAAGAGGCTTGTCTTGTCATGGCAACTACGCTTACAACGAACCTTACAGCGCTATCATCAGGTCTGCGCAGGGTGATCTCCGGTCAGGTGCAGAGCTGGGTGATATGGTGCAGTTTCCCAGCATGGTGAGCCCGCGTCCCGGTGAGTTCTTGTCAAACAGAATGTTCAGGTGGCGCACTAGCCCAATCACAGTCTCACCCTCTATCTACATGATCACGATGGCTGAGGTCTCTACCAACAAGCAATGGAGAGTTTACGTGCCTGGGCACTTGACCAAGTTTAGGCTGCCTCACTTTCCTCCCGGAGGTTTTGACGGAGCAGTTGAGACACCCAGTTCTGGTGCGTTCATGTTTAGGATGATCACTGCTCTGATTCCGGGTTTCAACTACGGGCAGTGGGACTTGAACGAGATTGCGTCTCACAACCGCCGTGCCTGGACACAAGAGATCTCAGTATTTACCCTTGACAATTAATGTGTTAAGAAATACTTATAGACAGCATAAGGAGTGCAACTATGTCTACATTTGACCGCTGGAATAAGATGGCAGGACTTCTCAATGAGTCTGCTGAACCACAACAAACTGTTGAAGCTGAGGAAACTCAGGAAGCTATAGCAGAGGAAACGCAGTCTTCTACGATGAACGAGTCTGATCTTCGCGGGATGATCGCAGAACTCGCGAAGGAAATACTGAGCGAGCGCCGTGCTACGAATGCTAACGTTGCATTAATTCAGCAAGCCCTTAAATCTATTTCTGATGGATCCTCGGAGATACAAGATCGAGCAACTCTCGACCAGTTTGCCAATCTCACTTCAGACGGAAAATTCGGCAGAAATACCAAGACCCAAGTTCGAATCTTCCAGGACGTAGCAGGCCTGAAAGACGATGGCATAGTAGGCCCAAATACTCTGCGTGCACTTATTAATGTGTTTGATAATGCTGGTGCCAAAGGAGCTGCAATCGTAGCTGGTATGCAAATGCTTCTTGATCAAGGAGTTGTAGCAAGGCAAGGACATGGCTTTGAAGGCAAGAAGCGCTCTAAGAAGGCAGCTCCAAAGCCTGCTGCACCCGAAGCTCCTAAGTCACCAAAGAAGAAGATGACAGTTGCTACATCAGACGAAGATGATTTCTTGAGCGATGAATTCCTGGCTAGTCTACCAGAAGATCCTACTTTTGCACAGATTACTGCTGATAAGGGCGAAGCCGTCGCAAAAGCACTTATTGGTGAACCTGCACCTGGTGATGAGCCAGAAGATTCAGACGTAACTCTTCCAGGTATGCCAGACGTTTTCGCTCGTGGTCTTAAGTTTACCAATGTTTACGGTGAAAAAGTTTTGGATATTCCCAGCGATGACTACGAAAAAGCAGGTGCACCTGATAAGGCCAAATTAGCAAGAGCGAATAACGTAGACAAGGTGATGATCTCTTAAAAAAGATTTGCGCTTAAAATCTGTGTAAATTATACATTGCTATAGTATAATAGTGGCGAGGAGGAACAAATGGTTCTCGCTACTTTGCTAGTTCTGTCGTCGCCTACGGGCACTGTTTCAATGCAAGCAGTCACCATTAAGTCCGAGAAAGACTTTGACTGCAAGACCCCGATCGACTACCGATTCGGAAGGATCACTTCTCACTTCGGAGTTCGTGACAATCCGTGGGGCCCGGGCAAGAAGTTTCATCACGGCATCGACATCGGAGCAGATGAAGGTGTCAAGATCAGAGCAGTTGCTGACGGTTACGTTTACTTCGCTCGGAAGTCTAAGCGAGGAGGCGGACTGCAAGTTAATGTCCGGGCACCTAACAACCTGAAGTTCAAGTACTCTCACATGTCAGAGATTCTTGTGAAGGAGGGTACGCAGGTCGTGGCAGGTCAAGTCATCGGACGTGTTGGTAGCACGGGAAGATCTAGAGGCCCACACCTTCACCTGGAGATCTACTGGAACAAGGGAAGAAACACGAGTGACTTCATCGATCCCAGACAGTTTGTTTGCAAGTACCGTGAAAACATTTGGAAAAAGCACTCGCACTGATGAATACACTCTCACGTTTTATCGAAGACATGGCAGCAACCTCTTCAGTACTAGATAAAGTTGCACTGCTAGAATCCTCAGACGAGCTAACACGAAAAGCGCTTTACTACACTTACAATCCTTACTTGCAGTATCACATCGGTGTGAAGAACCTGCAGAAGAGATCTGATCTTTGCGACGACACGTGTGACTACCAAGATGTGTTTGACCTACTTGACGCATTGAATGCACGAGAGATCACAGGTCACAAAGCACTCTCACAGACCAACGCGTTCTTGCAGGAAAACCCGAAGTGGAAAGACATTTTAAATCTCATCCTCGACCGTAACCTGAAGATCCGAGCGTCTGAGAAACTTATCAACAGAGCGTGCGACAATCTCATTCCCACGTTCGACGTAGCATTGGCAAACTCGTATGATGAGAAGACTGCTAAGAAAGTTGATTTTGAAAATCAAGTCTGGGTGGTGTCCCGAAAACTTGACGGAGTTAGATGTCTCGTTATGGTAGATGAGAACGGTCACGCCACCTCATGGGCACGTTCCGGCAAGCAGTTCCAAACTTTGCGGAAGGTGGAAGAGGAGATCGAAGCACTCGGCGTGACCAACGTCGTCTATGACGGCGAGATGTGCCTGGTTGATGAGCACGGCAACGAGGACTTCCAGAGCATGATGAAGCAGATCCGACGCAAGGATCACACGGTCGAGAACGGCCTGTTTCAGATCTTCGACATGATCGACCTGCCTGATTTCCAAGCAGGCGTGTCCGAGGACGGGTTTCTCACGAGGTTAGGCAGATTAGCTGACACACTCCGAGAAGCTGATCACAAGCACTTGGCAATATTAGGCCAGCAGCGCCTCACAGACCACGAGGACTTCCAGAAGTGGCGCCAGGAAGCCCAGGATGCTGGCTGGGAAGGTTTAATGCTTCGACTTGATACCACATATAAAGGTAAGCGGTCGAAGGACATCCTGAAGGTCAAGACAATGCACGACGCCGAGTATCGAGTGGAAGGTACTGCGTTTGGCCCGTTTCGATACGTGAAGGACGGCAAGGAAGTAGAAGAGCAAATGCTGTCAGCTGTCTTTGTCAAACACAAAGGTAACACGGTTCGAGTGGGTAGCGGGTTCACGATTGAGCAGCGGCAACATTTTATGAATCATCCTGAAGATATCATGAACAAAGTGATCACCGTGCAGTATTTTGAAGAGAGCCAAAACCAAGACGGCGAATACAGCCTGAGGTTTCCGGTCATGAAAGTGATTCACGGTGATGAACGGACTTGTTAA